TTTTTCGAGTTCCGCCATCATTTCCTTGGCGTCCTCGCGCTCCTGCTTCCGTTTCAGGAATTCCGCTTCCGTCTCCCCGACTCTCTGTTTGATCTCCTTCTTGAGAACGTCGAAGTCTTGCCAGATTCTCTTTACTTGAACTGCGAAAAAACCGGATTGATCCACCGCCTGAAACGCTTCTTTGTAAAGTCTTTCGGCACCTTTTGCGCCTTCATCCTCAATAACTTTCGCGAGCGCTTCTTCGATTTTTTCAACAGATGGCTTTTTATCTTTCAAGTGAGAAAGTGCACAATCCCAGAACCGGATTAAGTAAAGTGAACTGCGTTGCTCAAGTAGGCCGAGATATACATTTCGTAAGCCGCCTTGTTTGTTTCCGCTCTCGTCTTTTTCGTTATATTTTTCTTCCGCTGTCCTTTCGAATTTGAAATCACAGCGTGCTTCATATTGTTTTCCTTCGATTTCTAATGTTGGCATGTCATATTCCTCCTATAAAAAAGGGCACCCGGAAGGATGCCCTGTATCTTTATTTTGAATCGTTTTTTTTATGAGCCACTTGTTTCTGGCTCTGTACGTGTTTCTATCTGACTCATAGGCGATTCTCCCACCTCGTTAACGGCCGTCACATTCACTGTGAGCTTAGTATCCGGCGTAATGTCTGTGAGCGTGCATTTTGGTTCTGTCACTTCTTTGTAGAATACTTTTTCCGATCCCCTGTATACCTTGTATGAAGTCGCCCCATCTACAGCCTTCCAATCCACGGTCACGCTATTAGTTGTAGCTGTATACTGTAGATTTTGGGGCGCCTCAGGGAGTAGAAGTGGGCTGCTTTCTTTTCTCGAATCCGCCTGTAGTCTCGCCCGGTTTTTCGAATAGAATTTCATTAGCTGATTGGATAAAGTCGTCTGGCAATTCAATTTCTCCCGGCACTGTACGAACAAGAACCGGCAATGATGTACTTGCTTCGACGAATCCGTCTGTCGGCTCACTAAACTCAATGTTTTCGATAATCGTCCAGCCGAAACGGCAATCATATTTTCCGTTGTCGTTCTTTTGGCTGGTGTCTACACGCCAAACTTTCAACTCGGATTCATTATCATAAGTCCATTCTAAGGCTTCTTGTCCGCCATCTTTTCGTTGTGCGTATAAAGAAAGTTCGAATGTCTCACTTTTCGCCCCGTATCCAACGATACGGCCTAGTTTTGTTTGCTCGTCAACCGTTTCTTGTTCCCTTGTCCATGTTCCTTCTGTCTGGTTCCCTACGATTAACGCATCTGATCCAAGTGGCGCATTTGCAGCTTGTACAATATAAATGATACTTTTACCGGTAGTCGGTTTACCTGATACCGCCATTTGATAGCCCCCTTAATTATTGATATAAATTCGGATTCTCAAAATTCCGTGTTGTGTGATCCCGTCAATATCCGTGATCACTTGTGATTGCAAAAAACTGAGTTGAAGGGGTTTGAACCCCTCCACCTCTAAAGGTTCTTTTGTCAGGGCCTGCATGACGAGAGAAAGGATTTCCTTTGCCTCGCGCCTGCCGTCCTCTGCCCGGCTCCACGCATGTATAACAGTTGTGATGTTTTCGCCAAATGTCACTTTGGTTTCGAATGGCGTTGACGTGTCTTCCCCGATGGACACATACGGGAAAGGTGTGTCTTTATTCGGATTGTCAAAAACGCCCTTTATCACTTCATTAAGCGCCGCATCCGTCGATAACCTGTTGTATATCGCTTTTTGAAGGTTCCAGGAAGCTAGTTTATTTTGAATGATCATCGTCGGTTCATCTTCCTTTCGAAATAACGGGCGCCCGCTTCCACAGCAGGGAAAAAGAACGGTTGCGCGCGCATTCCGCGTGTGAACACATATCGCCCTAATTTCTCGTCAAAGTACACCCAAGGCGTTTTGCGGCCCGTTCCATCTTCGGCGTATATGCCCGTGCCAAATTCAACGTAAACGGCATAAGAAGCCCCGACGGTGATTTTCGCCTTGAAACCACCATGAGAGTAATTGACCTCTATCGAATTTTTAAGGTTTCCGTCATCTACTGGCGCCGCGGCCACCGCTTGACCAGCAATAATTTCCGCAGTTTCAGCAATGATCCGCTTCACTCGATCATGCACCCGGTCACTGAACGAATTAACAGCCCTCGTCATCTGCCTTGTAATCCTGTTCATCAGCGAATGTTCTCCCCTGAACGGCATTTAAAGCACAAGATTTCACCTTGGCCGCCTTGATCGATAGGCGGGGACTGAATGACCAAAACCCTGTCATTTCGGTCTTTCCAAATGATCCGCATGTCGTTTTTAACGTCTTCCCGATAGGGAAAATAGACGTTGTATTCGACCGGGTTCTCAAGCTGCTGGGCTTGATAGTATTCTTTTCCGGTCAGCGAATCGACAAATGCCTCGCAGTCGGTAATCGCGTCCACCCAATCTTTTTTAAAGCCGCCTCCGCCATTGGGTATCTGTTCGAACTTTTGGAATGTGATTGTGTGCGGAAACTCTTCGTACATCATCAGACAACCCTCAGCCTTCTGTAAGGTTTCAGATGCCTCAAGACGGATTCCGGCAGCTCCGTTTCATAGGAGTAAGAAACATCCCCCATGCTGCGGGCACTCAAATTCGATGGCGCCATATTAAACTCGATCGCCTTTGCGACAAACAGCTTTACGCCCGCCGGCAGATTTTCCGCGCCGTCAACAAGAAACCTGTTATTGCAGTAATCCTTTGCGAAATCAATAAAAAGAGGGATAACCTCTTTCAAATAGGCATCGTGCCTATCTGTAGTTATCCCAAGCATTGTTTTGATAGTCTGGACGTCCATTTCAGATGTCCCCCTATTCTTCACCCAAAACGACTTTGATCAGTTCGTCCTTTTTGGCGTTTGGATCAAATTCAAATTCCTGTTGCTCCAAAAAGGTTATGATGTCGCTTTTGTTTACTTTGGTCAGTTGCTCTTTGCTCATTTCAAAAAGATCAAATGGCGCGTCAGTCTCCTGAGCAACTTCTTCGGACTCTTCTACCCTTTCAAAGCCAAAAGGCGCATAGACAACCCTATACGCCTTATCTGACACGCTCAAAACTATAGAACCGTCTGTGATTTTCAAATTAAGAACCTCCTGAGCCTTCCAGTGCTTTGAGGCGGTTTTCGATATCTGTAAATTTGGCCGTTACATCATCGCCCATTTTGTCCAGCGTGACCGCCTTAGCTTGAATGTGATTATTTTGAACGCTGCCATTCCCGATATTACGGCTATTTACAGACCCATCACCGATATTTCGGTTTCTGACCTGTCCTTCTCCGATCATTTCGGAAGTGATACTGTCCGGCCCCGGGGTGCCTGCGGGCATGCCGGATACCTTCGCGCCCGCTTTGACTTCTAGTTCTCCACCGATAACCCACTTATCGCCGCCGCTTGTTCTGTAGTTTTTCGATGTGAAACTCATCTATTACGCCCCCGCTTCTGCTTCCGGAGTAAGAGCTGCGAATGCTTCGTCAGAAAGTGTCATAAATCCGACTTGTTGAGTCACTCGGAGAGCAAACATATCACGCTCAAACAAGTTGATAGGATTGTTATTTTCATCGACAACCGTTGTTAAAGTTGCATCTTGCGAAATATGGTATTCCATACCTTGAGGAATTCCGTAACGGGTAAAATCCCAATCGGCAGCCAATAGATGTGCTTTTGTATAATCCCAAGACTTAGAATCGACATAGCCAATCGGCAAACCTAATGCCTCTGATGTCGCGCCGCCTCTTGCATCATTAAAAATAGGCAGCCCGTTGCCGTCCTTAGTGCCGCGTAGTTTTTGTTTGAAACGACGTGTAGTAGTAAAGCCGTTCACGTCTTTGTCATTGTCCTCAGTGAGTGCCATGACTGCGTTTAACTCATCGTAAAGGTTGCCTAGAGAGTTCAAAACAACAGTGTTTCCTGCTGCTTCTGCTCTTTCGAATACAGAAGTGCCTTTTCCGAATGGTGAATCAATGCCAAAAAGTGCTGCTTGGTCAAATTTAATAGCGAATGCTTCCGCGATTGCTGGCCGCATTTGAGTAAAGAAGTCTTTCACGGAGTAATTCAAAAACTCTTTTGTGACTGGGACAATGACCCCGAGTTTTTTAGAGGTCATTTTCGCTTCTAACCATGTAGCCTTAGAAGTTTTGATTCTCTCACCTTCGCCAACCCAGTAAGCCCCGGGGCCAGACGCAAGATAAGTGAATGTCTTCTCGGTTTTATCCATTTCTTCATATTTTGCTAGTTTTGTGACTGCTGATTGTGTCATAAAGTCTTTTAATACTAATGTTCCTTGATCAGATGGTACTTTTCCTTTGACTGCATCTTGCATCAATACGTTATTCGGATCAAAACTCATAATCTTTTTTCCTCCTTATTTTCGGATGCTTGCTTGTTCTGCAAGCGAACCAATGTTTAAATTTTCACCGGAGCCAGAACCGCCGCCGCCCGGCTCCACATCCCTGCCGTTTGCTCTGAATTTGTCTTCGACTGCTTTGTTAACAAAAGCACTGAATTTTTCTTCAAGGGTGCCAAGATTGCTTTTTGTCGTTTCTTCGTCATCCCCAAGGAAGTAAGCAACAAGATCAGTTGGCAGCCCCTTTTCAGATGCGTAAGAAATCGCCGTGTTCATGAGCTTTTCGCGCTTGGCTTCTCTTTGCTGCTTCTCAAGCTCTTGCTCGAGTTTCCGGATGCGCTTTTGTTCCTCGGTTTCTTCCGGGTACAGCTCTTTCACCTTGGCATCAACAAGTTCATCAAGATTGTTGGCTTTCCATGTTTCAAGGCTTTTGGTGAAGTGCTGATCCAATTTAGGACGGATCAACTTTTGCCCCTCATCTGTTTCCAGAAAACCTTTCACCTTGTCGGCTGACACGGCAGAAAGTTCTTCCAGATAAGCCTTTACATCTTCGTTCTCTTTATTTGCATCAAGAAACTGTTTGACTTCTTCTAAATTCATTTTGATTTCCTCCTTTGCCCTCTACAGTGCGCGCCTGTTATGAGTGCATAATAAAAAAGCCTTTTAACGTCATGCTCAGGACAAAATAAAAAGCCGCTACATGGCGACTGTGGTTCTAATTTACAAATAAACATCTTTCTTTCCGCATCGTGAGCGTGTTCCCTCTGCTCTGAATGGGTGAAAAAGGTGCTTGTAGTTTCTAAAATTGTGAAAGCCCAACATACAAAGTATTTCGGACATTATTTCGACCTCATATTCTGCCGCTTCATTACCTTTGAAACTTCTTTGAAACACGCTTTCCCTACTTCCTCGCCGTCAAGGGACATCGTCACAGGCTTTTCAGACAGCACTTCCC